ACCATATGTAGTTTTAATTTCATGCTCTAGAGCATATAACCATGTCCAATATCTTGGATCGGTAAAATGCATAATAACGTCTGGCTTTTCTTGATGTAATATGGAAAATAAAATGTTGCGATCTCCGTATCCTGTCCATGGAATAACTTTTACATTAGCGTCTGTCACTCCTGTTTCTTGCGTAACTGATTGCGATACATCTTGTCCTTTACCGTGCTCTGGATGATCTAATGCTGCTCCTAGTTGCACCCAATCATAATGGTGAACTGTTTTTAAGATTATCTCACGACTAATAGTTCCGATTCCACTCGGTAAACGAAAATCGTCAGATAGCAATAATATTTTTTTCTTTTTAGGTTTGTTAATATCTACTGGTTGTAGCTTTGGTAACTTCATTTAAACTCCTTGTAACTTTTATATAAATATCAGCCAAGTAAAACAACCGGCTTATTTTGCTTGTTAACATTGTTATATGCTGTTTTTAAAAATGGGTCCATAACATTTTCATTGTACATTATGATCATATAATCACAATTTTCTGCAATGAGTTTCATTCTGTGATGCAATTGACTGAAATGATATGATTTCCCATAATATGTTTTTGGCATTGCCGAGTATAGATTATATCCTGAATAAGACGGATTATATTCTTTATATGACATTCCAAATTCCAATGCGTATTTTCTAACCATATGATTAGCTCCTTCTGCCCCGCCTGCTCCTATAACTTGTACATCTGGATATTTGTTTTTTAATTGACGTAAAGTCTCTTGCACTTTGCGTCGGTTCTGCCAATTCTTATTTCCTATAACGGCTACCTTCATTCTCGTATCCTATTTTCTTTGGGACAATTATCATAGTCTGTCTTGAACACACACCATTTGCAATTCTTTGCACCTTTGCCGGCTAATGCTAAATATTTTCTGTTTGCATTCTTATTTCCGTCAGCATCAAAACATTCTTCGATAAATGTATCGATACGCTTTTGCACTTTTCTTTGTGTTACTGTACCAGATGCTGGTCGATGCTGTTGAATTCGCTTTTGTGGAAACATTGAGTTTTCTAATAATTTTCTTTTAACTATGAAAAATTCAACGTTAATATTTTCTTTAGGAATTCCATATTGCTCTGAAAAATAAGTCTTATATGTAACCAATTGAGCCGATTTCAATGAGTCTGCTTTTTGATATTTATTCCACCCCATTCTGCTTGTTTTAATATCAATAATATCAATTGTATTAGTAGGTTTATGTCGTATAACTAAATCCATAAAACCAAACCAATATACTGAAGAATTCTTAGATGATGCTGGAGTACATAACTCCATTTCGATACCTAACAATTCATAATCGCGACTTGAAAAATATTGACCTCTTCGCTTCTTGAACCAATCCAATATAGCAACGCCATCTTGATGATATTCTGCTAACTGCAACGGATTAGAAAAATGTTCTCCGTCTTTGTCAGCAACGCATTTGCTATATTCTTTTTTGATATTATCCATTAGCAATGCTGACAAATCTATACCGTCGGCTCTTTTAACTGAGTCGGTATACATAACGGTTAAATAATGCTGAAAAGTTTCGTGAAATGCTGTTCCAAACACAGTTTCTATAGAAGATGTAAATGGAGCCAATCCGTCTATATATGCTAGTTTCCAATTTAGTGGGCATCGCTCATACATACTCCATTGAGAATATGATATTCTTCTAGGCACCGACTTAGGGTCTCTAACTGACAGTTTATATACTGGATTGATATAGTTTACACTTTCCTTACTCATTGAGCATAATTTATATATAATATAAGGAAATTATTGGTATATACCAAATAGTATGCGAATATTGTTTATGATTTTTTCTTGAATGTTAAAGGCCATTTCCAACCTAGATTAAGCAAATGAGTGTACTGCGATCTTCCTGATTGGCCGGTTCCTAATTCTATAGAAAAAGTAAAAAATCCTAATTCTTTAATTTTAATATGATATTGAGCATAAGCCATAGCGGGGCGAAATCTAATGCCTAAAATAATACTAGCATTTTCGTGACCACCCATATCATAGTAAGATCCTAAACCAAACTTTGCAGTCCATATATCTGGAAAAGAAATACCTGCGGACATATCTATTAAACTATAGTCACCAAAGTCATGTGTTCGTCCTATACTTAAAGAAGTAAATGGTAGTTTGCTAACTTGCCATTCTTCAACTACACCAATACCGGTGTTTGCTTCAACGTATATTTGGTTATCTGGACGAAATACTCTTGTTTGTCCGAAGAGAATTGTAGGTGGTAGTAATAATACTAATAACAGGTTTTTCATATCTATATCTTTTTATTTAATATAAATATAGACTGCGTATACCTTACCTATTACATTTTATCCATTTGTTATTACTGTCTAATGTAAATGATCCGATATATGGTTTATCCCATTCATTAGGACCAATTAAAGAAAGAAATGGCTGATCTCCTTTATAATATAAATGGTATGTTTCACCGATAATTGGTTCAAAAGAATACTTTGCATTATACACTAAATCATTCCATTCAAATTCATCTACTAATTGTTGATATTGTTTTTTTAACTCTTCAAATCTAGCTTTGAATTGATGATTTACTTTTGATATACCTTGATGTTTCCAAAGTTCTACATCATCTTTTTGTATAGCTGGTGCACCTATATTTGTAGTATAAGGCATAATACCAGGATTATCAACTACTTGATCGGGCTTTTTAGTCATTGAATTCTTTTAGATAAATATCAATTACATCTTTTGTTTTTTGCAAGTCTTGTTCAAAATTACCTTTGCGCCGACATCTTACAATTCGTTTAAGTATGTCAAATTCATATGCATTAAGCTCCCAATCAGTTGCAAATTTATATAAACTGTCTTTACCAGTATAATGTTTTTGTGTGTGAACACTCATTTTATCCCTTTCATCATTTTTTTCTTTTCTGCTGCCGTATATCCATATAATGACAATATACGATCACAATTATCTTTGTTTAACAATTCTAAGTATTCTGTGGCTTCGCTTTTACTTATCTGATAATGATCTGCCAATTGATCTATTAGTTTTGCGTCATATTTATCAGACTTTTTGCCTTTAACATACTTTGCAAATGCTTTGTTATTAGGAAGCAGATCATGATACAATTTATATGTATCTCTGGGCTTTAATTGGCCTATAGTATAGCATTGAAGTTCATTGACAAGATCTGTTAACTCCATCCTCATTGACAGCCAACGATTCACAATAAAGGGAGAAAACTTTTTCTGCTCTACATCCGTCCATTTATCCCAAGCTTTCTTTTTGCTTGTTATTCCTCCGATAAAATCAAATATTGTTGCCATAAAATCTATTTAATGTGTTATACATTCCTGCTACACCAAAATCTGCACCATATTTTTTATTTTGTTCTAGAAAAAACATCATTAATCTTTGAAATGAATTATCTTCATTTTTTCTTGCTAAATTGAATTTTTTATTTGTATCCATTATAAATTATATTTTTTTCGCCATTTAGCTTCAAAGTCAGTGCCCATACCCATTTCTAATATTATAGCATTTTCTGGGATACCAACCAATTTTTTTGCTGTTAATATGTCGTCAATGCTTTTACGCTTATACGTTTTAATTTTTGTCTTTGCGTTGCTGCGATTACTCGTTTTAAAAACAAGAGTAATAGTTCCCTTTAATATTTTTTCTGCCATAAGCGTTTTATTATTAATTTAGGTTTGAAATGTATTAAACTTTCATAATTTGCTACAAATATATCAATTAAATTAATATGAGCAAAATGATCTGGACATAGTCCTATTACGTGTAATATTTCATGCATTATATTTCATTCATAATGTTAACAAACATAGCCATTATGTTTATTTCTTTGTCTACTACCGTAGCATCTTTAAATTGTGCTTCTGCAATAATCAATATAATTGCAGCAATATGACCTGTAGCAAACTCTTCAAGATTATCATATAAAAATGTGTATAATGGTGTAAAGTCTTTTACTTTGCTATCT